GACGAAGTTGCAGCTCTCGCGCATGACGTGATGAACATCGACCTGATGCCGTGGCAGTTGTTAGCGCTTCGAGGACAGTTGGAGCACGATGAGAACGGGGATCTAGTCCGTCGGCGTTCTCTGGTTTCGGTCGCTCGGCAGAATGGCAAGACTGTCGCGCTAAAGGCTTTTATCTTGTGGGCTTTGGTAAAGGAACCGATCCGACGTGGCAAGCCAGTCCTCGTGATCTCTACCGCTCACCAGTTGGATCTCGCTGTGGAGATCTTTGAGCAGTTGGCTCCGCTACTCGAGGCGAAGTTCGGCGCAAAAGCTTACTGGTCATACGGTCGTAACGAGGTTGTCATGCCTGATGAGTCGCGCTGGCTAGTCCAAGCTGCAACACCGAAAGCGTTTCACGGTTTCTCGCCGACGTACATTGTCGCCGACGAAGTCTGGAACATCTCCGCGGACGTTCTCTTTAATGGCGCTCTCCCATCTCAACGCGCAATGCAGTCTCCTCTGCTGTCGTGCTGGAGCACCGCTGGCACCGAGGACTCACACGCGATGCTCAAACTCAGAGAGGAAGCGCTCCGCGCTATTGACGAAAAGAAGTTCTCTAAATTGTTTTTTGCCGAGTGGAGCGTTCCCCCAGGCGTGGATCCGCTCGAGGAAAAAAGTTGCTGGAGTATGGCGAACCCAGCCATCGGTTACACGCTGGATCCCGAGATCCTCGTGGACGAGTCCGAGCAAGTAGACAAAGCGGCCTTCATGAGGGCGTCTTTGAACTTGTGGATCTCGAGCGCTAACTCGTGGTTGAACCCTGGGGTCTTTGACAAGTTGACGACTTCGGTAATGCCAGAGGGGGGCGTCCTCAGCGTGGACAGTTCAATCGATGAGTCCCTCTACTGTGGGGTACGCGCACAGCTCAACGATGAAGGGCAGATCGCTGTGACTGTCGAGTTTGTGACAGACACTCTCGGCGCTTGCTGGGAGAAGGTGCATGAGTCCGCTAAGACTTGCCGACAGATCGCGCTCACGCCTTCGCTATTCCAAATGGCCCCGATGGATCTAGACAAGAAAAAAATAGACGTCGGCTATGGAGAACTTGTCACCCATACGAGCACGATCCGCCAGCTGATAAACGAGGGACGCCTTGTGCATACCGGTGAGCAGATGCTCCTCGAGCACGTCAACAGGGCCGTCGGCGTCAAGACACAATCTGGGTACACGATCAGTAGCCAGAAGAGCAGTGGCCCGATCACTATGGCGAGGTGCATGATCTTCGCAGCTGCACTTGTGGCAAAGCCGACACAAAAAGCAAGAGCTGCTATCGCCTTCAGTAGGTGATCGTTCTCTATCTTTTGTCGGAGTCCTTGCTTTTGTTACGCGGTAGGTAGAGACTCCAGGTAATGCCTCTCTTCGGTAAAAAGATCACCGCGCCAGCGTATAACTCCGCCCCACTAGCGGCAGCTTCTGGCGCGTCTCAGATAGGCAACTTTTTCTCGTATTCCGTAGGGGCATCCGAGGAAGCTGCACTATCTGTCCCCACCATCGCTCGGGCTGTTTCGTTGCTGTCCACGGTGGTGGGAACCCTCGACATGAAGTCCTATGTCCTTCAATGGAACGGCGAAGAATACGAAAAGATCTACGTCGAAGGCGAGTCATGGATGACACGCCCAGACCCTAAAGTCACTCGCAATTTCATCATGGCAAAAACAGCTCGTGATCTCATCATGTACGGTCGCGCTTTTTGGGTAGTGACTTCGCGCTACAGCACAGGCTTCCCAGCAACTTTCCAATGGGTTCCAGCAAACATTATTTCAACACCAAAAAATGCTCCGCCCGAATGGTTCGGCCCAGCAGATGAAATGTATATCAACGGCGAACAACTCGACCCGAGCAACGTGATCCAGTTTCTTAACGGGAACCAAGGAGTGATCTATCAAGGCCGTCGAGCAATTCAGATTGCGCTTAAGTTAGATCAGTCGGCGGAACGCTTTGCCTCAAACGAGATTGCTGCTGGGTATCTTCAGCAAAAAGGCGGAGAGCCCATGTCTGGCGAAGAGCTCGGAGAAATGGCCGCAGCCTGGGCTCACAATCGTCGTCAAAACGCCATCGGCGCGCTCAATGAGTTTGTGACTTTCCAATCTTTTGACCAAGACCCGAGCAAACTGCAGCTCGTAGAAGGGCGCGAGTACCAGACAAAAGAACTGTCTCGCCTCATGGACATTCCTGCCTACTTGCTCGCCATTGACCAAAGCGGCATGACCTACGCAAACGCTCAACAGGCTCGCCAAGACTTGCTCCTTTTCGGCGCTCGCCCTTTGCTTCATGCCATAGAAGAAAGGTTGTCTATGGACGATGTTCTTCCTCGAGGACGTCATTGCCAGTTTGATCTTGATGAATACGTCGGCGAATACGCGCCAGACATGGCAGAGCCAGTCATGCAAGAGCCAGCAGTTAACCCACTATCAGACACAAACAATCTGGAGTAATCATGATCCAATTTTCAGCAGACCTAGATCTCATTATCGCCGAAGCAGGCGACGAGAACCGCCCAGCGCGTATCGCCGGTATTGCCGTCCCCTGGGATGTTGTTGCAACTGTTTCAGGAGGTCAGCGCGTCAAGTTTTTACGTGGCGCGTTTGACCTAAATCAAAAACCAGCAAAACTGTTGGAAAACCATGACATGAGCCAACTCCGCGGAGTAGTTAACGCTCTTTCGGACAGTGCTGCTGGCCTTGAGTTTGAAGCAACGCTGGCAGACACTCGCGCATCAAAAGACGCAGTCGCCTTACTTAAGGCTGGCGCATATGACTCGGTTAGCGTCGGCGCTAATCCCGTCTCTTTTAAGTTTGACAAAGCAGGAGTCATGATTGTGTCAAAAGCACAACTCATGGAACTTTCGCTCGTTGCTGTTCCAGCGTTTGCTGAAGCAGTGATAACAGAAATCGCAGCCTCAGCCGATCCTGAGGATGACGAAAACAACCCACCCCAAGACATTCCTCAGGAGGACAAAGTGTCAGAAGAAACCACAGAAACAGTCGAGGCAGCTGCACCAGTTCCCACGGCTGTCTATTACACCACCCCACGCTCACCAATCAAAACGAACGCGGACTACTTGCACCACCACATCAACGCAAAGCTCAACCCACAAAGCGAATCCGCAGCATGGGTAGCAGCAGCCGACGATGCAAAAGCAAAATATATGCTCAAAGCAGCAGATGACTCATTCTCGACTAACCCAGCATTTAGTCCAGTCGTATATGAGCGCAATGTAGTCCAGGTAAATATTGGTTCGCGTCCAGTCATTGACGCTTGCGGTGGCACTCGAGCCATCCCTGCATCTGGCATGACAATAAGCATTCCAAAAATCACCACGAATGGTTCAGTCGCGACAACCAGTGAAGGTGGCGCACCATCCGAAACTGGCATTGTGTCTAGCTACGTTAACGGAACAGTCGTCAAACTTTCTGGCCTTCAGCGTTGGTCAGTTGAACTGCAAGAACGGTCAGACCCATCGTTCGCCCAGATTATGCTTGACAACATGACTCGCTCGTACCGCAAAGCGACAGAAGTTGCAACAATTGCTGCAATCACCGCTGGTGGTACACAGGCAACAGCAACAGCAGCATCGGCAGCAGGCATCCAGTCGTTCGTCTCAACAGAGTCCGCAGCTGCATATCTTGCTACTGGCGACGTTGTTAGCGCATACACCGCAGGCGTCAGCCAATGGTCACTCATGCAGAATGCGGTAGATGGTTCAAACCGTCCGCTCTTTTCTGCCGGTCAGCCACAAAACTCAGCAGGATCAGCAGAAGCGACAACCTTGTTCGGCAATGTTCTCGGTGTGCCTTTGTATGTTTCTTCAAACATGGTTTCAACCAGCATTGACGAGTCAGCGTTCTTGATCGTGCCATCAGCGATTGAGATCTTTGAGTCATCATCCCTCATGCTTTCAACCAATGTTCCAGCATCAGGCGAAATTGAAGCAATGATCTACGGCTACTTCTGCCCAATCGTTACGATTGCTGGCGGTCTCCGTCGTTTCAACCTCACCTAAAAAATCCCCTCGTCCGAGAAAGTTTGCATCATGGCAGTATTCGCAGTCACTCATCACCAGCGACTAGACGACTATGCCGTGGTGCAGACTCTCGAGGACACCGATATCGGCATCGGTCAAAGCATCACGCTCGCAGGCTTAGGCCACAGCTTGAACGGCACTCACACCGTTTATGCAATCAACCCTTACTATTTTGAAGGCGTAGATGCTGAAGGCGATCTGATCTTTGACTACGACATCTACATCGGTAACCAGGTCATTTTTTACAATGCCGGAACAGATCTAGAACGTAGCGCAGCTATCCCTACGGGGACGCTCACCTGGACTCAGACCTGCCAATGGATTGTCTCAGCCGACGTCCTCGCATGGCTCGGGATAAGTGTCGCTACCGCAAACGACACAGCGTTCGTTGGCTCATGCACGGATGCAGCTAACGCGTTCGCGTTTCGGCGACGGAAAGAAGCAGGCTATTTTGACTCGCTTACTACCGTCCCAGGCGCGGACGTCAAACTTGGGACAACAATGCTGGCTGGAGCTCTTTATCGAGAGCGCGGAAGCGTTGACTCCTTTGCCAGTTTTGAAGCAATGAACATCCCTGGATCAGTCGGATCTATGGGACAGATCAACCGCTTACTAGGCGTCAATAGGAGCCAGGTCGAATGAGTGCTACAGGCATCTTCGCAAGCGCCCAGAGCACCCTTGTGGCCTCGCTCACGGGACTTGGGCTTGCAGTCGTCACAGACTCACGCAATGCTCGCCCGATGACAGTCTTTGTCGAGCCCCCGACGTTCACTTGCTTTAACAGCAACATCGCCGAAATCACTTTCGGACTCAGGATCCTCGCAGCTCCCCCAGGCAACAGCGACGCCGAGGACTACCTGATCACCACAGCCGACACGATCATGAACAGCGCGATCTCCCTCATCTCGGGCGCTCCTTCTGTCACGACGATCGGATCCCAAGACATTCCCTCATACGACCTCACGGTTCGTGTGGGAACCTCAAGAAACCCATAGGAGAAATCATGGCAACAACCACTTACCTTTCACAGCCACACTCATTGACTATCGCGTCCACGGATCTCACCGATCAGGCCTCGAGCATTTCCATGACATTGGGCAGCAACCCATTAACCAGTACCGCCTTCGGAGACCTCGGCGCGCGCATGGTTCCAGGACTGCAGACCGTGGAAGGTACAATCACTCTTTACGCTTCATACGGCGCGACAGAAGTTGAAGGCGTTATCGCCGGTCAAGTTGGACTCGGAACCACCACCATTGAAGTCATCAAGGCCTCTGGCGCGTTGAGCGCTTCAAATCCAAGTTGGACGATCTCGAATACCATGATTGCGAACTACCCAATCACCTACACCGTCGGAGAACTCCAGGTGTTTGAAATCTCGTTCTCAGGTGGAACCTGGGTACGCGACATCACCCCCTAATCCCATCCCTTACCGTGCAAAGGAAACCTTATGAAACTATCCATCAAAGTCAATACAGGTGAAGGAGATTACGTTGTTGAAACTAATCTCTTTCACATTGTGCAACTCGAGCGGAAATACAAAGTCAAAGCATCCGATCTCGCCTCTGGGATCTCGATAGAGATGCTTGGATACTTGGCTCATGAAGCAGCAAAGCAACAAGGCCACAATCCTCCACTCGTACTTGACGACTTCCTCAAAAAACTTGTGACCCTAGACGTCATCAGTAACGAGGCAGAAAACCCCATCGACGGGGATCAGTAGCAAGGACGCTCGCCGAGCTTCTTGTTGAAACTGGCTACTGGCCCCCAGACATTAACTTCACCTTGCAGGATCTCATGACTTGCATTGACGTAATCAACTCTCAGAGAAAGGGCTAGACATGACAGCAACAGCTTCGACTGAGTTTGTCGGCCTCAAGCAAACTCTGAAAGATCTCAACAAGTTGAACCCTGCTTTTCGTCGGCAACTAACTAAGGACTTTGCAAAGGTTGCTGAGCCAGTAGTCAATGAAGCAAAAAGCAAAGTCCCGACAATGCCTCTCTCGGGTTGGAAGTACGCTTGGACGACAAAGAGCGGAGCAAAACTGCTCCCATGGGATAGCAGCAAGTCAGCGCGAAAGATCAAAGCAGGCATCTCGGCAAAGAAAGTCGGATCCTTTCAAGGACGCGCGACAAATACTTCTGTCTTTTTCATACGTTGGAGCGGGGCCACAGAAACGATCTATGACATGGCGCGAAATGGTCGGATGGCAGACTCTCTCCGATCCAAGCACGGCATCGCTTCACGAGCACTATGGCCTGCATACGAAAGACACGAGCAAGCCGTGCTCAACGGGGTCAGAGACATTGCATTTGAAGCAGCAAGAGAAGTGAACGACCTTACGAGGAAGAAGTATTAAGTGGCTGTAACGATCCCAATTTTGACGGAGTTCGTCGGCGCTGGCGTCGATAAGGCCATCGCCCAATTTAAGCAACTGGAGACAACTGGCAAGAAAGCCCAGTTTGCTATCAAGAAAGCAGCAGTCCCAGCAGCAGCAGCTCTCGCAGGTTTAGGCGCTGTCGCTTTTGACGCTGTCAAAGGTGCGATGGAAGACGCAGCTGCACAGGAACAACTGGCGCGAAACATCCGAGGCGTCACCAATGCTTCAGACAAAGCAATCAAAAAGAACGAGGACTTCATCTCCTCGCTTTCAATGACTACCGCTACGGCAGACGATGAACTACGCCCAGCCCTAGCAAAACTTGTCATCGGCACAGAGAACCTTGAAGAAGCACAGCAAGGGCTAAAACTTGCTCAAGACATTGCAGCCGGTACAGGCAAAGATCTCGCCACAGTCACCGACGCTCTAGCCAAGGCTTACGCAGGCAACGACAAAGGACTCAAAGCCCTAGACCCTCGTATGAAGACACTCCTTAAAGACGGTCTGGACGTTGAGGGCGCGATGTCAGTATTAGCAGACACTTTTGGAGGAGACGCTGCTGCAGCTGCAGACACAGCAGAAGGACGTTTCAAAAAACTCTCCATCGGACTCTCAGAAACTAAAGAGTCCATCGGCGCAGCTCTCATGCCAGCGATCCAGGCGTTGCTCCCTTTTGTCGAGACGCTGGGCAACTGGGCACAGGAACACACGACAGTATTTCTCGTAGTCGGCGGTGCGATCGCAGGCATCGCCACAGCCATCCTTGCGGTGAACTTTGCGATGAAAGCCTGGACTGCAGCTACAGCTGCTTTCACAGCCGTCCAAGCAGCCTTCAACGCTGTCATGGCGCTCAACCCGATCTTTCTAATGGTTGCGCTTTTCGTCGCGGTCGGCGCAGCTCTCGTCGTGCTTCAGCTCAAGTTCAACATTTTTGGCAAAGCATTTGAAGCAGTCGGCGATATTGCCAGCACAGTATTCAACGGCATCAAAGCAGGCTTCGCTGGCGTCGTCACAGCTGTAAGCGGATACGTCAACGGACTAGTCGCTGTCTACAAAGGCTTATTCAATGGCATCGCTTCAGTCTGGAACAACACAGTCGGCAAACTCTCGTTCAAGATCCCAGGCTGGGTTCCAGGTATCGGCGGAGCAGGTTTTGATGTTCCCGATATTCCGATGCTCGCTAATGGTGGCATCGTGACAGGCCCCACTTTAGCGATGATCGGCGAAGCAGGCCCCGAGGCCGTGATCCCACTTAACCGCGCTGGCTCACTCAGCAACAACATCACCATCAACGTCAACGGCGGAGACCCGAACGCAGTAGTAAGCGCATTACGCGCCTATATGCGAACAAATGGAAGCGTCCCCATCCGAGTGAGCAACGCCTACTAATGGCTGTTCAAAGTTTCGCTGTCGATGTTGAAGGCGTGTCTGGGACTCCTGCCATCACATTAAACAACGTCGTCTCCATCAACTTCAAGACAGGGCGCGAACGGCAGCTTGACCAATACGCAACGCTTAGCGGAACCATTGTTGTAAGACAACCTTCAGCACCTAACGCGGTAATCAAACCTGGTTCAACTGTGAAAGTGAGCTGGGACGACGGTGGCATCTATCGCAGCCAATTCTCGGCATCAATCTCTAACGTACAAATGAGTTACGGGATACCGTTTGCGGGTGGCGTCGGAAATGCCGACTACATGACTATTAGCCTTGAAGGATATTTTGCTCGCTGTGGCAGAGCCAGCGGAGAAAGTTACGCGATGGCAGCCGCAACTATTTCGGCGCAAACGACAGCAGCAAGCACAGCCAGCGGTCTTACTATTAACTACTCGAGCAGCGGAACAGGCCCAGCGATGGCAGCCACGACAGTCAGCGGCACTTGGGGCGACTGGGTGAATAGTTCTTGTCTAACGACTAATGGACGTATGCGCGAAACCTACCTCAGCGTTTCTTTGTTCTCACCATTTGGTGCTCAGGTCGCAAACATCAATTTCAGCGACACCACAAACAACGCCAGTTTTCAGGTATATGACAACATCGAGTTCGCTAGTTACGCCGACAATTTCTACAGCCAAGTCACGGTTGATCCTGAGTCTTTTGCAGCTCAGACTGTGCAGACAGGCGTTAAACCTTTTCGCACGTACTCGGTAAACACGCTTAACGCTTCAACGTCACAAGCCACAGACTATGCAAACTATCTGCTCAACAACTTTACGGCAGCACCTTTGGCGATCACATCTTTTTCATGCTTGGCAAACGCTCAAAACTCTTTCAAGCTCTGGAACCTTGCCACTAGCGGAGGCTCGCTAGAAATAGGAACTTGCGTAGGCGCACAAGTAAGCGTCGCTTTCCGTGGCACTACTTACCAATGCATCATTGAAGGCGCAGCGTTTAGCGCGGTTCCTGGCGAGGCTCGATACACCTACTACGTTTCGCCAGCCGATCAAAACGCATATCTAATTCTTGACAATGCTACTTTCGGCAAACTTGACTCAAATAGACTGGGGTACTAATGGCTATCAAAACTTTTACTACTGGCGAAGTGTTGACCGCTTCAGACACAAACACGTATCTAGCAAACAGCGGGCTTGTGTATATTACTAGCGCAACCGTTGGTTCAGGCTCAAATACCGTATCAGTCAGCAACTGTTTTACAAGCACTTACGACAACTACAAGATTATCTGGACTGGTGGCGTGTCGGTCGGCGCGGAAGCATTGAGCCTTAACCTTTTGCCTACCTCGGTTACAGGCTGGAACACTTCATATTCAATGAATGTTTCATATTGTGGCTACACAGGCACAGTCACAAACCTACTTACTAATGCAGGCGCAAAATGGGGATACTGTGGCGAAATAACGACAGCAAACAAAACGAACATTAACTTTGAGTTGTTCGCGCCAAACCTTGCGCAATACACAGGATTTGCCAACAGTTACATAGGTGGCGGTGGCGCTGGTTGTGGCGCTGGGATACATCAAATAGCAAGCGCGTTTACAGGTTTTACGATTTCAGGCGCAAACAACTTTTCTGGCGGAACTATTACCGTTTACGGATACCGAAAGGCATAACAAATGGAACCTAAATACGGAACATTTCACGACGCCGAAACAGGCGAAACAATAACGCGCGAATTAACCGCGGAAGAAATAGCGGAACTACCGGAAGCGAAACCATATGATTTGGCGAGCTAGTTTTGTGGCGCTTTTGTTTGCGTCAATACTCACCGCGTGCGGAGACCGCGTCCGCCTCAATTGTGAGCCTCGAGTAAAGAACAAAGCCCCCAGCCTCGTCACCGAGACAACACAGATCACCACGGCCCCACAATACGGAGTAGGCGGAAAATGCTAAAGAAACCCGAACATCGACTCACTAACGAAGAGATCAAAGCGCGGATCGTCATGATCGTCGCTTGTGGCTTAACGGCATCTTTTGTCGGCTCCGTGTTCACAATCCTCTATGGCCTGCTATTTGTGACCCAGCCTGCAGAGATGGCTGAATTAGATGCAGCTCAAATATCGGTGCTGTCAAGTATGTTGCTCACGCTTTCGGGCGGACTTATCGGGTTACTTGCTGGCAACGGCCTCAAGGACAAGCCGAAAGAGAAAAAAGATGACAACGCCTAAACCAGCTGCAAAATCTGACGCCATGCCTTACACAGGCAACAAAGACGCCAGCGCAACAGGCAAAGCCACCCCAGGAGCGATCAAGTTTCTTGACATCCTCGGCAACAAGTGGGGCTTCAAGAACCTCGGGATCTACGCCTACCGACCCATGCGCGGATCAACCATGTTGTCAGTACACGGCACAGGACGCGCCTTTGACGCTGGCTACAAACAATCCCAGCAACAACTTGTCACCGAAATCTGTGACTGGCTCGCCGACAACCACGTCGCCCTCGGCATCGAAGAGATCCATCAGTACGTTTGGAAAACACATGGACGCGGTTTTCGCTGCAACCGTGACGGCAAGCCAGGCTGGAAAGAATGGGACGCCGAAAACAATGGAGGCCCAGGCGGATATTGGATCCATGTGGAGGTCTCGCCGACGTTCGCCCAAAACCCTCGACTAATTGTGCAGGCTTGGAAAAACACAATCCACACTTTCGTCACACCGATCGTGTAAGTTCTCTAACGTCACCTTCTATCCCTACTACGGAGGCACTAATGGCAGGCAAAATCATCCGACCCGACGACTGGGACGAAGGCACCCTCTTCCATGCACCATTGCATCGAAAGCCCGACCAGCCCACAAGCGTCCAAGGCGCTAAAGACGTCAAACACCGGCGAACATCCCAAGCGATGCTCTTGCTCATTGAGTACAAGCTGCACGACCTCACCGACGAAGAAGCAGGAGCCCGATCAGGGCTTATCAGGCGCTCACGGTGCTACTGGAAAAGATGCTCCGATCTTCGCTCCGCCGGGTATATCGTCAATACAGGAAAGACGCGGATCGGATCCGCTGGATCTGCACAGATGATCTGTGCCATAACCCCAGAGGGCTTAGCAGCTCTTGCTTAGGAGGACTCATGTTCACTCGATCAAAGGATCGCTATTA